AACTTTACCAGTTGCAAAAATCATTAATATATTGTTAATGACAGCGGCTCTAGTATTGGCTGTTATGCTATTACAGTGGGCCATAAACACCAAGATGTCCAATTCCGAAGTTCCTGATACCACAACAGTCACAGCCGAAATGCGTGATCGTCAAATTGGTTGCTTGGCCAAAAACATCTATCACGAAGCCGGTAGTGAGCCGTTTGAAGGCAAGATCGCAGTGGCACAGGTCACGATGAATCGAGTCAACAACAGCCAGTTTCCCGGTGATGTGTGCAAGGTCATATTCCAAAAAAACATATTCTACGAAAAGGTAGTTTGTCAATTTTCTTGGACCTGTGATCGTGAAGCAGCATTTAGGCCCACCAACCGAGTCAATTATAATGAAAGTGTAATTGCGGCACAAAAGGTCTTGATGGAAAACTATCGATTACCTGGCTTGACCAATGCACTATATTATCACGCCGATTATATTAATCCGCATTGGGGCAAAAAGCCCATAGCACATATTGGACATCATATTTTTTACAACTAAGGAAAACCATGACAGTAGATAATGTTTTAAATCAAATCAGCAGTATTCCTTCTAAAATCTATACATTTTTCAAGGAACACTTGGGTCATATTAGTTCGCATACACTGGGATGGATTACCATTATCCTGTTGCATTTTGCCAGTATTCCCACATTATTGGCGGTGTTAATGACTCAAAATGACAAACTACCGCCAGTGGATATCATGGTATTTGTTTGGTCAGCATTGATTTCATTATTCTTTAAATCATTAATTGAACGCAATTTTCTTTATCTGGCAACCATTTGTTTGGGATTTGCCGGAGAGACGTTGCTTATGGGTTTGATACTGTTTAAATGATTAAATACTGTATAATAGAATAAAGGATTTTTATTATGTCTAAATTAACCAAAGCTGAGATTCAGGAAATTGAAGATAACATGGATGAGGAGGATTTAGACGTTGATGATGAGGATTATGGATTCCTTATTGACAAAGACGGTAATTTAAAAACCATGTTTTTACCGGATCATTTAGATGATCATTCCCAAGTACCAGTATCGGTAAAAAAGATAATGAGAATCTTTAAAATACAAGATATTAATCAAATCACCACTGGTGGTGTGTTGCATTAAAACAACACTTTTTCTGGTAAAAAACGCCAGATTCCGGTTGCTCGAAAGTCCAAAGTACGTTATAATACATACATGGAAACACAAAAAGCAACCCGTAAACGCAGACAAGATACCAAGCATGTGGTCTATGTCATCACTAACACGGTGACTGGACAGCAGTACATTGGTATCACTGTTTGCGGCCAACAAGTTCGCAAGGCCCTTAAGGTGCGTATCCAAAAGCATGTTCGCCGTGCACTGACCGAAGACAAGTCTTGGAGCCTGTGCGAAAGCATTCGCGAATACGGCACTCGTGCTCACACTTACGGTATTGTGGAATTTGTGCGTGGTCGCAAACCAGCCCATGCACGTGAGCGTGAATTGATCCGTGAATTCTGTCCTGCACTGAACACTCACTAAACGGTTGACATCTGGCCCAAACGGTGTTATAATACATACATAGACAGCAAGGAACATAAGATGAGAGTAGATACACTGACCGTAGCAGACCTAATCCGTATACTCGGCAAGGTAGATCCCAACCTGCCCGTGAAGATGGCCATGAACATGGAGTATGAGTGCGAAGTAGACTCCGGCATGGTGGGTGTGCGTGAATACGACGAAGGTCCTGTTCTCTACATCAACGACTGCCTCAGAGACGATTAAGGAGAGCAAAATGTTTGAAACTTGTATCAATCAATTGGTCGAATCAACTCTTATAAACCACCCAGTTACCACTGAGTTTTATGACGGCACTCTTTTTGTAAACACCATCACCGAGGATCAAGCACGCCAGGTGTTTCATAAACTCAGCGCCACGCTGGGCTTGGGTAAGGTGCACGTCAGTCCCATCAGTGACACTGGCGAATACGCATTTGACTTTACTGTATAATTTAACCAAGGAACCAACATGGCCGGCAAAGCAAAATCAATCTACTTATCAGTTATTCCCCTGGGTCAACTGCAGAGTGTTTTCAAACGTGTATTCTTTAATGCCAAAGACTACAACGAATATGTGAACTCGGATGAGTTCAAGGCCAATTGGCCCACCAGTCAGTATCAAATTCTCAAAGAGGTGTACTGACATGTTTTGGGCCATAGCATTGATCAGCGTGAGTACACCCATGCCCAATGTGACCTATGTTGGGCAATTTGACAGCGTTGAACTCTGTCAAAAGTCTGCAACTGCATTTCGCGAGCAGACATCAATGTTCAAATCAATCTGTGTACAATTCCAAAAACCCGAGCCACCAGTCAAGAAGCAGTCATGAATTTAGTGGCATTGAGTTTTTGGTTGCTTAATCCCGTAACTCATAATCTTGAGTGGATCGAGCAGGCACGCTACTCTACGCCTGATGCCTGTGCATACGAAGTTAGAACTGCACAGTCTCAAGGCACTGTACCACTTTATGTAACCTGGAGATGTATCTATGTTCAAAACCGATAACCAAAAAAGATTCAGCCAAGTGTTGAAAGAATTCAGCGATGTGACCAGTCAACGATTTGACAGTCATGCCTATACTGCAGCCTACTACGAAAGTCTCATGACCGAGATGCTGAAAAGTCTACAGCCCATTTCGCAAGAGACCTTGATCAACGACATGATTCGTGCTGTGGACCGACAACGATCCATGCTGGCACAAGAAAATTCCATGAAAGAAATGGCTTGACAAAACCGTGTTTTGGGTGTATAATACTTGTATTGGTTGATTAAAGGAGCTGACATGACTATCAAGCGTTTCAAACAAACCCAAAAGTTTCGTATTTGCATTGGTTCCACTGTTTCATTCTATGCTACTGCCAAACAAATCCGTGCAGGGGTAGGCGACTTTTATACTTGTAATGCGGCTACGCAAAAAGCCCTCGAGGTACTGGAGGTGTATCGTTCCGGTGACGGTGTTGAAATGTGTTCAACTGGTCTCGGTGGTACTTGGGAAGGTCTGCAAGTTCAACTCAACATGGCATAAAAAGTTGACAATAAATCGGTTTGGGTATATAATACACACATACACAGCAGGGAGCAGGCATGTTGGTTGTAGAAGAAACTACTAAATGGGTCGGGGGTGGTACCAATCACACCTACATGTTGAGTGATGACCGTAGCAAGATGTATGCCTACGTACCAGCTGGCACCAACGCAGTTTTCAAATTCAAACGACCCATACGCATTGATGTTCGTGGGCGCAGTTTCCGTCCAGTTGAGAATGTTTGGAACTATCAGCAAGACACCACCATGCCCAATCCCACCTGGCAAGTGACCGGATCCAAGGGTGATGTATACACCGTTGAACGCACCGAGCATGGACTTACATGTTCGTGCAGTGGCTTTCGATTTCGCGGCGCATGCCGACATGTCAAACAAATTCAACAATCAATTTAAGGAACCGTGATGGATCAACCCTGGCGAGTCATTGGCGATTTGGAAACACACTCAAGTCGCATCAACAAAGAACAAATTATTGCGGCACAGGCCCAATTTGGCAACGATCAGTTTTTTGAAGGATGTCGTCTTGCTTTAGACCCCATGATCACATTTGGGCTCAAACAAATACCGGAGAAACAAGATGCGGATGGTGCTGGCTTACCTTGGGATAGTTTTACTCTCGCTATTACTGGCTTCGTTACTCGTGACGTCACCGGGAATACTGCAAGAGATATGGTTGCATCCATGATGAAGACTGCCACCCAAGCCGAATGGAACGGGTGGTATCGACGCATCCTGATCAAAGATTTACGCTGTGGTGTCAGTGAAAAGACCATCAACAAGGTTGTAGAAAATGTTAATAACGATTATAGTATTCCTATTTTTAGTTGTCAATTGGCTCACGATAGCGCCAATCACGAATCTAAAGTCGCAGGAGAAAAAATTATCGAGGTTAAACTTGATGGCGTGCGTGTTATCACTATTGTATATCCTGGTGGTCGGGTGGACATGTTTAGCCGGAATGGTAAATCTCTAGAAAACTTTCCGGTCATTGCCGAACAATTTGCAACCAGCCCGGTCAAGTGGGACCAGCCCATGGTATTTGATGGCGAGGTCATGAGTTCAAGTTTCCAAGACTTGATGAAACAGGTGCACCGTAAAGATGGCTCCAAGGCCGACGATGCTGTGCTGAACTTGTTTGATGTCATGCCTTTGGCAGAATTCCAAGCCGGTGGCAGCCCACGTGCACAACGAGAACGCAGTGCCTGGTTGGCCGAATGGTATGAGCAAGTGAAAGATCATGTGCCCAATATTAGAATTGTGGGGCAAGAACTTGTGGATCTAGATACTCCCCAA